AATGACCAATTTGCTGCTGCAATATCTGTATTAGATACAGTTCGTGGTGTTCCCCACGTAGATAGACTCCATGTTCCAGCTCCCCATCCATATCCTAATGTTGCTGCGATAGGACCAATATAATAATAAGGAGTTAAATCTAGTGTTCCTCCAGTAGTTACTCCAGTTCCAGTTTCAACTGTTGCCATAGTAAGAGTAAAAGTATTTACTGTTGGTGTAGTAATAACTTCGAATATATTTGTTGTAAAACTGGCTGATGTATATCCAGTCGTAGTAGGTCCTGGAGTCGTGGCACTTGTAAATTTAATTAATTCTCCAACGGATAATCCATGTGATGCTTTATTAATTGTAACTGTTGATGAACCTGTTATAGAAGTATATGTACAAGAAGCTAAAGCTCTAGTTGCATCAAGTGGTGTAATATCATAAATATCGTCTCCATCATATACATAAAGACATTTATTAGTTCCAAGAGCTGCGTATCTTCTACCAGTTAAATCAGTCCACGACCATTGAGCTCTAGCTGCTCCTACTAGTAATTTAGATGTAAGCTGTTCCCAGCCTCCTATTTTTTCAGGTGATCCATATCGAAAACGTACATTATCCCCATCAATCCACTCACCTTCAGCTTGTGAAGCGGTAGCTTGTTTATTAAATCCTGCTTTTAATGCTATCTTTTTTAATGGCATATTTATGCTTATTATAGCATTGTTTAAGTAGAGCTAAAAGATTAAGTTATATTAATTATTTTGTTATTTAAAAAACCCAGGTTACAAAACTATCTCTTATTCCTTTAGTAACTGGCGTTACTTTATGTGGATATAAAAATGAAGAAGGAAATATTAAAATATCCCCTTGCTTTAATTTAAGGTCAATTTCTTCATCATACATAAGAAATTTTCCACCTGAAAAATCATCGTTAAGAAGTCCTACAACAGATAATATTGGAATACCTTTTCTATTACCATCAAACATGCTATGAATATGATCAACGTGTAATGCCATTAATTTATTTTTTTTATATCTATTAAATCTTATATCATTAAATCCATTCCATGAACTAAAATAAGGTTTATTAAAATCATCTACAATATAAGTTTTAATACATTCCCATACTTTTTGCATCAAATTATCTTTTAATAATATTGGTAAATTTCCATAAGACATATCAAGTTCTCTTTCTCCGCTTACTGCATCATAAACACCAGTAGCAGAATTATAAAATTTATGTTTTTCCCAATTAGCTGTTTTATTAAGTTCTAATCTTATTTTATTACAAAACTTTTTATCAAGAAAATTATAAACTTTTACAAAATTTTCTAAATTTTTCATAATTTATTTTATAATTAATTCTGTAGAACCTTGAAATATTCCAAGTCTTCCTTTTACAAAAACATTAAAAGCTAAACTAATTCTAGTATTATTTCCTTCTTTAGTTTCTACCATATGTGTTAATGAAGATGGGAATAATATTAATTCCCCTTTTTTAACAGGAAACCACCAAGATTCTGAATTCCATTTATTATATTCATTAACTTCTATAGCTATTTGTTTATAAGTATCATTAAAAAATTTAATTTTATCATTTTTTTCATCTGTATCAATATACAAAACACCTGATACAATAGAATTAGGATGAGCATGTTTATGATGAAATTCATTTTTTTTTGTATAAGATAACCAAGATTGAGTTATATAAGGAGTTACATCTTTTGTTGCACATATAATCTTATCAAAATATTCTTTTACCATTAAATCTAATTCTTTTTTTAAAGAATTAAATACTGGATTATTAAGAACATATTTATCATTAGAAACTTCATTACCAATTATTCTATAAGAATTATTTTTTTCTTTTTCAAAAAAATCTAATTCTTTTTTATTAAATTTTCTATTTAATTTTGAAAAAACAACAGGTGTTGGAAATAATACTTCAATTTTAAATTCTTTTTTTTTCATTATAATAATATTCTATATACTATTATTTTATTATTGTAAAGTTATTCTTTCCAAGATAAGGATTCTTCATCCCAATTATATATTTTATCTTTCCAATCAGAAGGTAAAGCTACTGGAGACTCCCATATACAAGTATTTTCATTTAATATCCAAGAATTAAAAGGTTTTTTTTGTATAAAAGCATCTTTATTTTCATCATAATATCCATCTACACTTGCATGATTTTTTCTAAAAGGAGTTTTTCCTAATGAATGAACTCCTCCAACAGTATTATAAGATGTTTGTTTCCATATTGCATTTGGTTCATTATATAATTTTTTTAAAAATTTAATTCCTTTTTCTTCTGATTCAACACCATTTTCTAGTAATTCATTATTATGAACTGATACTACTTGTATCACTTTGTTTTCAGAATCTAATTTAGCAAAACTAGCCATTATGATGTAAAACTCCCACTACCTGTATAAGTTAATATTGTATTAGTACCACTTGTTGAAACACCAGGAGATCCAGTAGTGGATGCTTTTTTATATGATGATGTAGGTAAACTTAAAATTACAACTCCTTTTCCACCTGCTCCACCTGTTGTAGAAGGAGCATTTCTTTCAGCACCTCCTCCTCCACCACCTGTATTAGCTGTTGCATTAAGTGTACTTCCACCAGGAGTAGTGTAACTTCCACCTGGTCCTCCACCTCCTGCACCACCTGCACCACCTGTTGAAGGACTATTGTTAGCAATACTACCTCCTCCACCTCCTGCATAATAAGAACCTGTCACAGGATATAAAGTACCTATACCACCTGCACCACCATTTCCTGCTGGTCCTGCATCACCTGCACCACCTGCACCACCACCTCCTCCTCCACTACCTGGTGGAGTTGGATTTCCTTGAGAACCATTATTTCCTTGAGACGGAGATGTAGCTGGAACGTTTCCTGATCCACCTGCTCCATTATATCCACTTCCTCCACCTGATCCACCATTTCCTCCAGCAAGTCCAGAGTATCTTCCACCTCCTCCACCTGCTGTTGATGTTAATGTTGAAAAACCTGCTGCTGGGGAAGAAATTGATGAATTATTACCATTAACTACTGGGCCTGTTGAACCTGATCCGCCATCTCCAACTGTAATAGTTAGTACTGCTCCAGAACCTGTTACTGTATAACTACTTGTTCTATATCCACCAGCACCTCCACCACCTCCGTGATAAATACCAAATCCGCCGCCTCCTCCACCTGCTACTACTAAATAATTTAAAGTATATGGATATACTTTTATTACTGAAGTAAGCCCATATGCTCTTGCAGAAGCTGCTCCGCGTGTTGAATTAATAGGCATTACAAAATCTCCTTAATTAAATTGAGTTTGCGACGCTAAAATTGTATAGGCTGGTGTTGTTGCTGTTTTAATAGCAGTGAATGAATAAGTATCTATCCCAGTATTACCTGAACTTGGAGCAGATCCACCTTGCCATTTAATAGTAACGTTTGTAGAAGATCCATCTATTGTTATAGTAGAAACATAAAACGTAGTATTAGTATTTAAATATGCACCCGTCATTGATTCTCCTACGGATATAATATTATTAAGAGTAGTTGCAGAACTTCCTCTTAAATTTAATGTAAATTGACCTGTTGCTGTACCTGTATGATATTCAACAGCTTGGGTTAAGAAATCATAATTAATTGTTCCTGTAGTTGCTGTTGTATAAACAGAAACTTTTTCTTTTACTTGTTGAATTTTACCAGTACCATTAAATGTAACTGCACCTGTTCCTTTTGGTGTAAAATTTATACCAATATTAGTATCACTTCCTGATGCTGTAAAGTTTGGATTATTACCTGTTGCAGCATTTTCAACTGTTATGTCATTAACAGCTGTTGTTACTTTTGAAAAAATAAAAAATTCATTTCCTGCGTTATCATCAATTTCATTAATTATAGGAGAGGTTAAAGTAATTGTAGTAGCCGTACCATTATTAATAGTCGGCGAAGTTAAAGTTTTATTTGTTAATGTAGCTACTCCAGTTGCACTTACTAAACCAGTATCAACTGCATCTGTTCCATTTAAATAAATTTGTTTAACAGATTTATCAGTAG